TCGGGGCGATACGGGCTGGCGGTCATGCGACCTCCACGGTGGTGGTGATCTTCAGGATGCAGATACGCTTGTTGTCGTGATTGTTCTTGACGTTTGCGGAGCTGAGCGAGTCATGACGGTCGCCGAGGAGTAGCGTGCCCGCTGGCGACATCCACAGGTTCACCCAGTGCGTGACCGGCACCGAGTGCTTAACCGTCACCTCGTCGGGGGCAACCTTCGCGTTCATTTGACGATCCCCGTTAAAGCGATTGCCTGCTCGACAAGCTCCTGAGCGAGATGCCCTCGCCGTTTCATCATTTCAATTTGATGGCGGGCATACTCAACCTCGGAAACATTCGACTCGAAAATCTTCATCGCCTTGATGCGCCCGCGCTCTTTTTTGTCAGTCGCATACTCGATGCACAGCAGCTCTCTCCGTCCGATCAGGTAGCGGAGCAATCGCGATGCACGCTTGCGCACGCGATCCCGATTCGCGAGCGTGTTCCGCTGGAACATCGTGCGAGCCATACATTCGACCGAACACCACTTTTCGCTCGGCTGCTCAAGATGCCAGTGAAGATGCTCCACGGCATTGTCCTGTCTCCACCCGCGAATCGCCACGGCGCGATTGTTGACCTGCACCAGCTCGGGACCGGGGACAACCTGCAGCGTAGTATTTCCCATCACAGTGATCCTTTCAGAATGTTGCGGACCTTGTTCAGTCGGGCCATCGCTTCGGAGGACCCGCCCTTGTCCGGGTGAAGTTTCGATGCGAGCACCTTGTAGCCGATGTCAATGAGCTGGTGCCCGAGCTGCCGCAGCAGCTCGCGCTCGCGTTGCTGATTCTGGCGCTCGCGAGCGAGGTGATCCACGCTCACCTTGTTCACCACTTCCTTCACTGGGCGATACCAGTCGCCCACATTCGCCGGACGATAGCCCTGCGACTTTCCTAACGCTTCCTGCATGCTCGCAAATTGGCGTGGACTTGCCATTTTGAGTTTAGGAACAAGCTGCATGTATTCCCGCGCCGTGCGATAACTGCGGCTGAAGTTGCGCTCTACCCAGCCTTTGAAATCGCCGTGGGGCATTTGCCCCTTCGCTTCTAGCAACAGCTCACCCGCGCGACGATAATGTTCCAGCCCAGCGGCGTCGCCAGCTTCCATTTCGTCTTTGATCAACGGCACCAGAACGCGCAGCGGCCTCGCGACCGCAGTGCCTTGAACTTCGGCAACGTCAGGCATGGTCACCCCCTGATCCGACGCCGCGCAGCATCGAGGTGCTGCTGGCCTAGCTGAGCTTCATCCGCGTCTTGGATTTGCACCGCGATGGCCTGCGCCCGCCGCAAGTCCTCTTCGGTGATCGCTGCCCGACAGAACTTCACTAGGTCCACGAGCGCCGCCGACGCTTCCACCTCGGGCTGCTGGGGCGCGGGGCCGACCGTAGCCGGTGCCTGTGCCGGGGGTGTAGCCGGTGCCGCCGCACGCTGCTGGGCCTCTTTACGGGCCTGCAGGCGCGACCGGACGGCGGCCCGGGGATTCGGTGCCACCGGATCGCCTGCGGCCTCGCCTGTGCCCGCTGGTGCCCCGGCAGGGGCATCCAGAAGCTCGAACCAATCCCCGGGCTGGCTCATGCCGTCGCGCAGGCTGGTGAAAATCTTCCCGAGCTGCACCATCATGCCCGGGGTGATCGCCTCGATCCGGCGCTGGATGCGCTTCTCTAGCTGCGCCTTGGTGACGCCCAGCTCGGCGAACTGGGCGAGCAGATTCTGCACGCGCTCCGGGGTGACTTCGACCTTGGTCCGGAGCGTGCTCTCGCACTGCTTCACCGCGCTCTCGACTACATCGCCCGGGATCACGCGCAGGATGCACGCCCGCAGGCGGCGGCTCGCCGCATTCGCAACGTGCTCGTAGATGTCGCGGGGATCGTGGAGCTGGTGCCTGCCCTGCTTGGTGTAGCGCTCGTGCGTCACGTCGAACACGAGCTGCGAGCGTGCGCCGCTCTGCATGTCCCACGCGAACGCCTGCACCTTGGTCGCGCCGGGGCGCTCTTCGAGCACGCGCCAGCCGAAGTCGAGGTGCCCCCAGTGCTGCGCGATGCACTCGGCGAGCCGGATCGAAGGCCCCCGGATGTCAGTCCCGCCGCGTGCGTATTCGTAGAGTGCGCCCTCGGCGAGTGTGGGGCGCGTGCATGCCTGCAGGATGCGGTCCACCACTTCCATTTCATTGCGGGGGAAGCGCCGCGCCATCACCATCGCGCCCTGCACCTCGGCAATCTCGCGGGCTGCCACTGCGGCGGTCGCGACCTCGGTGCCCCCGGGCCGCGCCACTACCGGCGCGGACGCGAAGGGATTCTCAACGTGCTGGCTGGTCTCTAAGTTCATCGGTTTCCTTTAGCTTGGAAAATCGGGAGTCAACAAACGTGGATGGCTCGACCACGTAACCCTTGCGCGTGGTGAGCTTGCGCGTCAACTGGATGCCACCCTCGAACACGAGGCGCGAGGATTCGCCCATGCGATACAGCAGGTGCTGCTTCGCGCCGTCCGCGATCTTCTGGTAGCTCTTCGCTTTCGCGAGCGCATCCTCGAACGCGGCGCGGTAGCTCTCGTCGCTCTCGGACGCGGTGAGCGTCCTGCCATCGGTCCCGGGATAGAGGCGCTTCAGCAGCTCGCCCGCATCGTCGCGATCCCAGTCCACCGGGGGCGGTGTCGCGGTCTCGACCAGCCGCCAGAACTGCGCTTCGCCCTCGATGATCAACTGCTGCAGCTCGGCGTCCGCTGGCACCTCGTAGATGCGGAAGTCATTGCCGCCGATCAGCACCGCGATGTCGGCAACGAGGAGACCCGTGACCGCGAGATAGTGCTGGACCTGCAGCATGTAGTGGTGCGGCACCTCGTCAGTCCCGGGCTTGCCCCAGCCGTCCGCCCGCGCCGCCGTCTTGGCCTCGAACACGCGCCGATCATCGGTCACGCCGTCAAGGTGCGCGACCATGAAGGCGTGCTTCGGGTGGCGCAGCGTGCCGGTCGGCAGGCCGACAAGGCGCTTGGTGACGGTCGCATACTCCTGCCGGATCACCGGCTCCAGCAGCGTGCCCCAGCGCATCGCAGCGAGCAGCATGGCAGGCGGCTCGCGCCGCTCGCGCTTGTCGAGGAAGAGTTCCAGCGGTGACTTGAACGGCGACAACCCGAGAGCCGGGGCCGCATCCGATCCACCGAGGCCGGTGTGGCGCTCGGCGAGCTGCTGCTCAGTGAGACTCATGCCCCCTCCGTGAGACCTCCCGGCGAGGATGAAGCCCGCGCTAGGAGGGAGGGCTATCCTACGCTTGCGATTCCCGCCGCGTCAACGGTGGGCGAAAAAAACCCCGGGCGAGTGAGGCCCGGGGCTGCGGGTGCGAGCGCCGCGATACTACACTGCTGCTCCGTTGCGCAGCAACGTTGCGGACGCGTCGCTGCGATTCTCGGCCTTGCGCCAGCTCGCGATGAACGCCTGAGCTTCGCGCTTGGACCTGAATGTATGCAGGCCGGTCATCCATTGACCGCCCGCGATTCTCACCTGCCACCTCACCTTCAGCGGGGCCTTCATCACAGCACCCCCAGCATGGCGTAAGGCTCGCTCTTCACCTTCATTTGCTCCAGCCGCACGTTGATCGCGGCACGGTCCTCGTTCACGATCTTGCGGAAGGCATCCATGTCGTAGCGCTTCGCGTTCCGGGTCCAATCTTCGACTTCAAGCGACTCCTCGGCCCAGCCCTTCGGGCGCTCCGCGTGCTTGACCGAGACCGCGCCAGTGGTGAAGCGGTGCGCGAAGGTCACGTAGTAAACGTGTTCGATGTCGCCGTGCAGATCGGTGGTCAGGTCATACACCGGGCGCGGCGCAGGCTCGTGGGCTTCCTTCTCGTAGGTCTCGGCCATCATCGCCCGCAGGAACGCGCTGGGCGTCTTGTGGACGCCGAGCTTGGTGTAGATGTCGGCCCCGGTCTCGGCGAGGTAGCCGTCATAGTGGCGATACAGGTGGATCACGCTCTTACCAGACTTCACAACGATGTTGCATCGGGTGCTCATGTCTTTGTCTCCTGTCAGTTGATTGAAAAGGTCACTACAGGGGAGAGTATACGGGAATCCCGTAGCGAGTGCAACGGGAATAGCGCACATCCGGGCGATTCCGGGGGGCCTGAAAAAGCCTTATGGATCAGTGGGCTACGGGAAGCCCGTATACCCCCTCGGGAGGGGCATTTACCCCTTGCGCCACATACGGGTTTCCCGTAGACTATGCCCTGCAGTATCCCATTAACCAGACAGGAGACAAGAGCATGAGCAAGAAGGGCAACTACTACCGAGTGATGCGCGACGGCTTCGCGATCTACCGCTGCAGCCCGCGCCCCTACGTGAGCGTGAACCTCGCGACGCTGAGCTTCAGCAGCAAGATGCTTCCCGGCAACGTGCCGGTCGAGCAGGTCCCGGCCCCGAAGGTGATCCGCGTGAGCGGTGAAGCGTGGGGCACGAAGGTCACCCGCACCTACCTCGAAGGCGAGCGCCCGGTGACGCACACCGTGGCCTACAAGGGTCGCGGTGGCTGGCTGAACTGGGACAAGGTGAAAGCAGCGGGCAAGGATTCGCTCACCATGGAAGAGCAGAAGCAATTCATGGAACCGGCGGACCCGAACCACATCAGCTTCGACAACTACAGCTACACCAGCCGCGAGCAGGCAGAGAAGAATGCGGCCTACATCCGCGAGAACATCGAGAGCCAGAAGGCGGGCACGCGGCCCGAGTATTCGGGCACCTACTCGATCAATGACGTGCAGGTGGTCGAGCTGAAGGGGCGCTCGTGAGCGCGAAGAGCAACAGGAAGGCCATCATGAAGCAGGTGATCGCCGAAGCGGCAGCCGGGGCCTTCGTGGCCGAGGCGACCGTCGAGGCGATCATCCGAAGCCTGCACGATGGCCTCGACCGGGCGGGCGGCTTCCCGACCACAGTGCAGCGGCTGGAGGACATCCTCCGCTGCTTCGATGACTAACCAGACAGGAGACAAGCATGAATCTGAACGCATACACGGATAGCGTGAACCTGCTGATGGATCACGCGCAGCACAACAGCAACCTCGACGCCCGCATCGCGGCCCGCCAGCGCATCATCGAGCTGGCGGTGTCGCTGCACGCGGTGGTCGAAGCCGACGCGTCGCTCAAGCTCTCGCTCAGCGAGAAGCAGGAGCGGCGTGCGCGTGCGGCCAAGCTGGTGAAGATCACCACGGAGGGCAAGTGACCATGGGCTACTCATGCACCAGCGCAGCGCTGAGAACGCTGCAGGCGATCAAAGAGACGTGCGGCGCGGACCTCACCGCGTCCAATGAAGTCCTGCTCTACAAGCGCAAGCGCCTCGCCTTTTTCGAGCGCGGCACCGAGCAGGATGACGGCGCAATAGTGGGCGAGGTGTTCGACAACTTCGGGCGGCTCGGCGAGTTCCGGATCAACCCGGACGGCACGATCCACCACTTCCCGGGGCTGCTCACATTCGACCGGCGCAAGGTCGAGTGGATCGTGAAGCAGCCCGATTACACGCCACGCGTGCAGGGGGTGATCTAATGATCCTCGAAATCGCATTAGGCATTGTGGTCGCGGTCATCATTCTGGCCGCAGCTCGGCCCGTGCTGGGCTTCGTGCTCTACATGATCGCCGAGAGCTTCGAGTCGAAGCCGAAGCAGGCACCGCAGCCGAGGATCGCGCCAGAGCCGATCACGCGGCGGCAGCTCGTCGGGGCTGGCATCGCGTTCGCGCTGCTCGCGTTCGCGCTCTTCGGGGCCTACGCGGGCTGGTGGGGGCTGTCATGAGGCCGACACTACTGCAGACAGCCCGGGCGGCGGTCGCCGCCGCCGTGGCGGCCTTCGTGATCGCGGGCGTGATCGGATCGAGGGCACACGCGCAGGACAGGCCGACAACGGTCTACTCCTACTTCACGGGCAACAAGCTCAAGGCGGACATCACTTCAGACGTGGCGACGCTGCGGATACGGGGAACGGCTTATATCCTCGGCGTCCATGATGCGCTCTCGGTGCTCGATCTGGTCTGCGTGCCGGATGGCGTGACTGGCAATCAGCTCCGCGACGTGATGAAGCTCTACCTTGAGAACAACCCGCAGCGGCTTCACTACGTTGCTGCGGATTTGATCGAGACTGCGCTGCTCGAAGCGTGGCCGTGCGAGAAGCAGCCCGCTCGCGTGCGGCCCGGATCGGGGAGCTTCTGATGAACAGGCGAGAGCAAGCACTGGCATCAGCCCGGATCGCGGGCTACCACGATGACGGGCGCAGCTTCACGCGGCTGATCGTCGAGGCCCGCGTCAACCGGCAGGCAATGAATGCGGCATGGATGGACGGCAAGCGTGCGCTCGCCGCAGGCGTCGGCTGCACCTGCCGCGACTGTGCGGCGAAGGCGGGCGCATGAGCTACGCGGTCAAGCTCGCGCTCGTGATGGCGGTCGCCGCTTCCACCTACGTGGTGGCGCTCGCCTTCAGCATCGAGCTGGGCATCGAGTTCTACGTGTTGCCCGTCATCGCCGCGCCCTTCGATGGCGTGGCTGCGATCCTGCGATCCGGAGGTGCATCATGAGCTACTGCTTCGACACGTTGAGCAAGGCGTGGCAAACGATCCGGGCGAAGCTGCCCGATGACGTGCGCGACGCGGAGCTGACGCTGCGCTTCGAGTGGCTGCTGGAAGAGCTGCACGAGGCGAACCACCGCCTGCGCGACGCGGTGAATCACGATGAGCGCGTAACCAAGTATGCGCGGGCACTCGACCGCGTGCTGACAGGCACACCACAGGAGGACGCATGAAGTTCTACCGCGTGGCATTCTGGACCGATGACCAAATCAGCGCAGGCTTCGGCTGGTATACGCGGCGCAAAGACGCCGAGCGCTCGGCCCGGGACAACGGCAGCGACCCTGCCGAGGACTTGACCGAGGTCGAGGTGCATCCCACGAAAGACGGCATCCTCGCGGCGTTGAGCCGCTGGGCGCGGCACCCCGACAACGGCTAACTGGAGAAACGCATGAAACCGGAACCACTGAAGAGCCGCACCAAGGCCGAGCACACGCAGCAGCAGGCAGCCGAGCTGCTGGGCGTGCCGGTGAGAACGTGGCAGGACTGGGAGCACGGGCGCAGCACCATCAGCCCGCAGCTCCTGCGCTTGTATCGCCACCTCGCCGGGATCGAGCGCATCCCGTTCAGGAGCGCGTCATGAGGCTCGACAAGGCAGCAGGTTCGTGCCGACTCTTGAACTACCGCCACCGCTGGGGCAAAGAGCGGCCCCTGCAGTATGGCGTCATCACCGTCCGTAAGCAGCAGCTCTGCCTCGACTGTGATCGCGTGCGCGTCATCGCCTACACGCGCAGGGGCAATCACGTCGAGGGCTATTTCACCAAGTAGGCACCAACCAGACAGGAGACAACACCATGAAGCGCATCACCGCAGCACTCGTCGCACTCGCTCTATCCCTCAGCGCAGCCTCGGCATTCGCGAGCTGCACCAGCCACACGATCCTCGGGCCAAGAGGGCAGATGCTTTTCTGCACCACCTGCTGCTACGGATCGAGCTGCAACACCACCTGCTTCTAACGCAGCCCGCACCACGATCCACAGCCCCGCCGAGCGCGGGGCTTTTCATTTCAGCGCGGGCAATAGAGCACCACGCGCTTGAGACCCAGCCGCCGCAGGATCGTCGGGCTGGGCTTCTCTTTGCCACTCATCACGCCGTAGATGAAAGAGCGGTTGACCCGCCACGCTCTTGCGAGAGCGATGACGCGCCCAGCCTCGCGCACCTTCGCCCGCAGCAGCTCGCGCACGCCGCGCTCATCGTAAGCCTTCATCGGCACCCCCAAAAAAACGGCGACCCGACAGGAGACAAAGCCTGAAGGCCGCCGTGCAGCTCCTCCAACTCGTGAGAGTCGAAGGCTGCGAACGCTATTCTACAGGTCGCGCCCCGCGTAGAACACGCGACCCCATACCGTCACCTCATCCTCGCCATAGCTCGGCGCTTTGCTGTCAGTCCCGGGCGTGAATACCCAGCCGTTGTCGCGCCGCTTCGCCTTGCGCAAAAAGCCCTGAACGCCATCACGGTCACACGCGCGAGCGCGGCCCTTGCGCTGCAGGAGATAGATCGCGCCCGCTTCCAGCTCCCGCCGCTTCGGATCGCAAAAGGCGAACTCGCCCTCGTGCAGCCACGGCTCCATTACGTCATCAGCCACCTGAAAGTAGATTGTGTCCACTGAACACTCCACCGGACAAGGCCGCAGAACTTCATCAATGCGCTTGGTGAGGTCGCCGAGTCCAACACGCGGCACAAGCCGGTAGGTGCGAGTGGTGCCGTTGAGTGAATTAACCATGAACTCGGTCTCCTGACGTAGCGCGTTCTTCCCTGCATTATCGAGCGCCAACTGTTTCAACTTCAGCTTCCCCTCTATGAAGCGTGCGGTGTCCTCCCCAATCGCACGGAACGCATGCAGCAACTGCCACAGGTAAGCGTCCGACCGCCCAATCTCCCGGGCGAGCTTCGCAGAGTTCCCCTTGTATCGAACCTTCACCAGCTCCTTCAAATTGTTGAGCCTAGTCTTGTGAATCGCCTTCGTTGACGGCGCACGGCCACCTCGCGCCCGCTCAGTCCTCGGTGTCACGGTTATGTCCCCTGTCAGTGAGTGAATCGGATCAACGTCTTGTAGCTCCTGCCTGAGTGCAGCATTAGCGGGAGCTAATGGATTATACGACAGGGGTGCAAGCTGGAGTCAACACCCCCGGGGGCCACGATCCAGTGCGATCCGAGAACGTCCGAGCCGGGGACTTTACTTGCATTCAGATCGCGCCGGAGCTATTGTTCGATCCCTGACTTCGGCTACACCTCGGGGGAGGATCGAACCATGAAACGCTCACGACGCGCAGGCACGAAGAGCTACACGCGCACGGGATTCGGGCGGCCACGCTATCCCGTGGTGGAGAGCCTGCAGCGCTTCCTGAAAGCCTACGGGCACGGCTCCGAGGGCAACACGTCACGCGCACACTTCGCCGAGCGCGTGGGCACCTCAGTGGATTATCTCTTGCAGCTCGGCCTCGGCTTCCGGCAGGCGAGCATGGAGCTGGCGGTGCGGATCGAGCGAGCAAGCCATGGGCTGATCCGGGCCGAAGAGCTTGCCCCCGGGGGCGACTGGGCCTACCTCGCAGCGCGGATTCCCGATCCGCTGAAGCGGCGACGCAAGAGCACACGAGCCACCGAACGCGCAACGGCGTGAGGTGAGGCCCATGCCGGATCGCTACCTGCGTGCTGGGCTGTGGCGCTCGGATCGCTTCGATCAACTGGGCACCGATGCGCAGCTCTTCTTCGTGCGGCTGCTCTCCGTGGTGGATGACTTCGGCTGCTTCGACGGGCGCGACGGTGTGATCGCTTCAGCCTGCTATCCAATTCAACGGCGCGAGGAGCCGCTGGCGCTTGCCGAGCTGCAGCTCGCGCAGCTCCTGATTCGCTACACCAACGGCGGCAAGCCCTACATCGCACTCCTGCGCTGGGGTGAGCCAAACCGCTATCGCAGGCAGTGCCCTGCACCACCGATCAACGTGGATCGCCCGGGCATCAAATACGCTGGCAAGTGGGGCCATGACATCGGCTGGGCCAATCCACCGGGCACCGAGCCGGTGAGCGTGCTGCTCGACCAGCACGGCAAGCCCACGATGCCACAGCCACAGGAATGGCGACGCCCCGGGGACTGGGCACCACCCGATGCACCACCACCACGCGCCGACCGGCTCCCCGGCGGCGGCTGGCAACGTCAACGCGCCGCAGCACGCGCAGCAAAAGAGGCAGCACTCGACGCGCAAGCCGCCAACTCAGCGCTTCCAGCACCATCAACACCGAAATCAGACCAGTCCCATGTCACTGAGACCAGTAACACTAGACCAGTAACAGGTCGGGGACCGAGACCAGTGACTAGTCACAGTATGCAGTCACTGAAAGCGACCAGTGACAGGGAAGTAGTTCCAATAATTCCAAGAGAGCAGGGTCTGCAGTCACCTGTGGTAATAGCAAATGCTTCTACGTCGCCGATGTCGGAGAAACCGCCGACGACGCCGACCGCGACCAGACCCTTGTCGGAAGAAAAGAACGGTGTCCGACTCGTCAACGGAGAGTGGCAAGGGCTGAGCGAGGCGCAGCGGCTGCGCTGGCAAGAGGCGTGGCCGCAGCTCTCGATCCCCGACGAGCTGGACCACATCGCCTTCTACCTCGTGGCGCACCCGGATCGGCTGGCCGAGTGCGAGAAGCATGACGACTATCAGGGCTACATCGTTCGCTGGCTGCTGCGCGAGGCCAAGCCTACGGTCCGTAGCAGGGGAGCCACTGATGCGTAAGGGTTTTCTCGGTGGCATTCACACTCGGCTCACAGTCGCATGGCCGGAGTGCGGCTGCACCGATCCCAGCTCGTGCCCGCACTGGCTCGCATGGCAGCGTGCGCTGGGCAGGCTCGACCGTCGCAGCTCTCGCGGTGCTGGGCGACCCTCCCCCGGGGTCGAACGCAGGCAGGGGCGGGGCGTGAGCGTAACCGTCCCCTCCTCTCCCTTGCCGGTGCCTGATTTAGTGACTTAGCTGTAGCTATGAAGTGTCCTAAATGTCGGCGGGAGATAGCTTTTGAGGCGGTTGAGCATGCCGTTTGTGGGTGGAAGATCGCTTCGCGTGTTGCGGTGGGGGTGGTCGCGGGTGCGGTGGAGCGTGTGGGTGCGGCCCCGCTTCCGGACTTGGAGACGCGCAGGAGGCGGTGGCGGGAGATGAAGGCGCTGGTGAAGCCGGTGGTGTTGCCTGCTGCGCGGAAGGCGGTGACTGCGATCACGCGCTCGCCCGAGTTGACGCCGGGGCATGGGGGTATGTGCGCGTGCGAGCTGTGTTTTGCGAAGCGCACGAAGCGCCCGGTGCCGGAGAAGCCGGTGAGTGTGCGAGCCGCGAAGTTGGCGAAGCTCTTCCCGGTGCCGTGATGCGGACTGTTGCCGTGCCGTGCGGGAGTTGTCACCTGTGTTGTCGCAAGACCCTCGTTGCGCTGATGCCGGAGGACGCGGGCGAGGGTTACGAGACTGAGGAGCTGGGGGGCGTGACGGTGCTCAAGCACAAGGCGAATGGTGATTGCGTCTATCTCGGGGAGTCGGGCTGCACGATTCACGGGCGGGCACCCGTCATGTGTCGGGTCTATGACTGTCGCGAGCAGTATCGCCGGTATTCGCGGGGGGAGCGGCGCGAGCTGATGCGGCGGCGCGTGCTTGATCCGGAGGTGGTGCGGCAGGCGGCGAAGCTGATACGGGAGTTCGCGTGACGCTCATCGAGCAGGTGCGGTGTGTGGAGCGCGAGATTGCGCTGCGGCGCTCGGTGTATCCGAGGTGGGTGGCGCAGAAGCGGATGAAGGCGAGTCAGGCTGAGCACGAGCTGGAGGCGATGGTGGCGGTGCTCGCCACGCTGACCGAGCTGCTGGTCGCGGAGCGGCGGGCGTGATGGGCTTTCCGGTCGAGCGTGCGCCGCGCTGCCAGCGCCAGTGTGCCATCGAGGGCATGGCGATGAGGAGCACGTATACGGGATTCCGTGGGGAGAGTGCGATGCTGTGGCGAGTATGGGGCGTGCGGCACCTGCGGTTTTTCTGGCATGCGTGGCGGGTCAACCGCTGGGCGCGGATGTGGGGCGACATAGGTATCGGGACGGGTGTCCCGAACGCTTCCGACATCGAGCACCTGCGCGGAATCTGGAGGGGTGAGCGATGAACGAGCCGACGATTGTGCGCGAGCCTTACGTGATCATGTTCAAGGTCGAGGGCGCGGTGGTGTGTCACCTCTATCCGCACGACCTCGATTATCGTGGCTACGGGCTTCTCGTATGCGATCTGGTGCGCCACGTCGCGAATCACTTCGGCGTTGATGAAGAGGCGGTATGGGGCTGGGTTGAGCGCGAGCGTGATAGACCAACGACGAAACTTCAAGGAGGGCATCCGTCATGAGCACACCGAGGACTGACAAGTTTCAGAGCGAGCTGGGCGCGATCCTGTGGGGCGGCAACGAATCCGCGAGTGTCATTTCGCAGGTCACGCGGCAGATCGCCGCGTGCTGCGAGTTCGCGAGGGAGCTGGAGCGCGAGCTGCAGGTCGAGCACGGCGATACCGTCCCGGTTGGCAGGCCCGGGAGCTTTGACCAGTTGACCGCTCCGCCGCGAGGCCGCTCGACATCCGCGAAACCGAAGCCGAAGCCGAAAGGGGGTAGACGATGAAGCTCTTGTATCGAGGGATGCTGCCGCGCTGCGCCCTGTGCGGCAAGATGGGGGCGGACGTGGTGATGCCGAATCGCCCGCCGGTGCATCGTGGCTGCGCGGGCGAGCGCTGGGCGCGGGAGCTGCGCAAGACCCGGCGCACCGAGCAGCGGGTGCGGGCGTGACGCTGATCGAGGCGATGGAGCTGCGGCGCGGGCACGAGGGAAACCGCGAGGGCTGCTTCCGCATCAGCGAATCCGAGTGGAAGCGCATCATGCGGGCGTTGAACGCGCTCTTCATCGCGCAAAAATACATGCCCGAGCAGATTCGCGTTCACAACGGCTGGGCACCGCATCCCGATGGCATGGAAGTGCGGGCCGCGATTGCCGAGCTGATGAGGCCGCAGCCGTGAGCTACGTGATGCGCGTCATCGCGGTCTCGGACGGTCGCGGATCGCACCGCATGCTCGAAGCCCATGACGTGTTTCTGAAGAGCTTCGACCCGGAAGCGCTTGGCGGTCGCGGCTGGGCGAACTTGACTGACGAAGTGGAGCGGGCGATGAAGTTCGCGACCGTGGCCGAGGCGATGAAGTTGTGGAGGACGCAGCCGAAGCGCCGCCCCTATCGCGAGGACGGGAAACCGAATCGCCCGTTGACCGCCTACACCGTCAACATCGAAGAGGAGCCAGTGACATGAGACCGCTTTCGATCCGGCAGGCTTCGAGCTGCGAAAATGCGACCAGCCCGAAGTCGAAGTGCCAGTGCCGTTGTGGTGGCGAGCATCACGGGAGCAAACGCGTGGCCGCGACTGCTGATCGCACCGCTTACGAGGACTTGGCCCCGCACGATCCGCACCACCTGCACAAGACCCGCGCCAGCGAGAAGCTGCGGCAGAAGCCCTTCCAGCTCGATCCCGGGGAGCGCACGGCGTGACGCCCGAGGAGCACCGCGAGCGGCACCGGGCGCTTCACAAGGCGCTCGATGAGCTGCTGGCCGACTACCTCGCGCATCACGATGACGCGTTGATCACCAACACCAGCCTGCAGGAGCTGATCGAGTGGAGCTACGAGCAGACGCAGGTGCCCACACCGATGCGCGGTGAGCGATGAGGCGAAAAAAACCCCGGCCTGTGTCGGGCCGGGGTGTCGAGCTGGTGAGCCTACTTCATGAAGCCGGGTCTCAAGCCCGCCGCCATGCGCTCCTCGGCGATGCGCTTGCCGTGACGGCTTCGCACTTGCTTCGTGAGCGAAGTGCGCTGGCGGTCAATCGCTGCGAGCACCTTGGTCGGCAGGATGTAGCGCACGCTCCCGTTCGCATCGGCCTGCATCACGAAGGTGGTGACGCCTTCCTCGGACTTCACCGATTGAATGTTGTAGGTGGTCACGTTGCCGTAGAAGTCAATGTGCTGCACGGCTGCGAGCTTGGTGTGCGCCCCGTTTGGCAGCCCGATCAGGCTCGACAACAGCTTGTCGAACGGATCGGTGGGACGTGATGCGGTCACCTTGTGCGGCGTGCTGCTTCGACTCTCTTCTGCTTCCATGTTTCTAGTCTCCTGTCAGTTGTTACTACGGATACCCCGTAGCCGGTTCCCTATGTAGCAAACGTAATTATAGCAAACCGACTTTTGCGAAATCGCGTTCCGGAACGAACGATCAAGGACTTACGAATTTTTCCCCGGGCTAAAAAAATGCTTGACACGGGTTTTGCGAAATGACGCTGCGACTGACTGAAGAGCAGTATCGGGCGCTGAAGGCGAAGAAAAAAATCCCGAAGGCATCCGGCTCGCGCTGGGAGTCGCAGCTCGCGGCCCAGCTCGATGCCGCCGGGATCACCTACGCCCGTGAGTTGCGCTTCCTGAGAGAGCGCAAGTTCCGATTCGACTTCGCATTCCCCGGCCCGAGGGTCGCGGTCGAGATTGATGGCGTGGTCCACCGCACCGCGAAGCGCTTCGCGTCCGACCGCGAGAAGCTGAATCTCGCGATGCTCGCGGGCTGGCGCGTGCTGCATGTCACCAGTGCGAACGTGCGCGACGGTCGAGCGCTCGCGCTCATCCGCCAGCTCCTCGGGTGAAGCTCAGGCTATTGACTCACCACTAGCGCGGCGCGATACTGCGGGGCCATGGTCCCTTACCTCGTGGGAGGTGTCGCCATGGTGCTCGCGCTTTTCATCGCAGCAGCAGTGCTCTTTCTCCTCGCCGCAGTTGCCGCGTTCATCGTTCCCCTCGCAGGGCTGAAGCTGAAACTGGGCTGGCTCGGGCTTTGCCTCGCGACGCTGGCGCATATCTGGCCGAAGTTGGTCGCCTGATGCCCAGCTCCTCGGCCAAGCAGGCCCGCACGATGGCGGCTGCCGCGCACGATCCGGGCTTCGCGAAGCGCGTGGGCATCCCGACCTCGGTCGCGAAAGAGTTCAACGCTGCCGACACCGGCACGCAGCTCCTGCGCCAGTCGGCACGCTCGCGGGTGCTCCGTGGACGCCGCTGAACGCTTCCTGCGTCAACGCGGCAGTGGCGACCGCACGGCGGTGAGTCGCGTCACCGAGGCACTGCCCGGGCAGGCCGCCACCATCGGGGTCTCGCCCGTGGATCGGCGCGGGCCGCTCTTCGGGGTCTCGCCGGATGAGGAGCGGGCGCGTGCGCTCTCGCGGCAACTGCGTCACGGAGGTTCGCGTGGCTGAGCCGCTTTGGAAGGCGAACCTCGAACGCGGACGCACGGCGGAAGCGCTGGCGAAGCAGAAGGCGACGCGCAAGGCGAACACGAGTGTGAAGCACGCGATGCTTCGCGCAGCCGCCGCCTACCAGTTTCGCGGCTCTCGCGAGCTGCTGGAGGAGTGCCGCAAGTTCGCCGACGCGAATGACAACCTCGGGCTGGAGGTTTTCCTGCTTGAGCACATGTGCGGGAGCGCGGAAGATCGCCGCGCCGTGATGGGCGGATTTTTCAAGCTGATCCCGGTGGAAGTCGCGGGAGCGCTCGATGCGACGCTGACGGTGAAGGTGGTGAGCCAGATGGGCGGCGGGCGCGAGGTGGACATCACGCATATCCGCAAGCTCCCGAAGGAAGCCGCGCTCACGATCCCCGGCGAGCTGGTGCCCGAGGCCGAGCCAGCCGATGCCTGAAATCACGATCCCGAACGGCTTCACGCCCCGGCCCTATCAGGCTCGCGCCATGCTCGCGTTCGACGCCGGGATCAAGCGCGGGGTCTACGTGTGGGCGCGGCGCTCGGGGAAGGATGTCACCTTCATGCACCAGATCGCGAAGATGGCGCACGAGCGGATCGGCACCTACTTCCACATGCTGCCGACCTACACGCAGGCGAAGCGCAACGTGTGGGACGCGATTGACGATCAGGAGCGGCGCATCCTCGACACCGTATTCCCGAAGGCGATCCGCCAGTCCACGAATGAAACGGACCTGAAGCTGGGGCTGAGGTGCGGCTCGGTGTATCAGTTGATCGGAGCCGACTCCTACAACTCCGTGGTCGGCTCCAACCCGGTCGGGATCGTGATGAGCGAGTATGCCCTCATTGATCCGCGAGCGTGGATGTTCTTTCGCCCGATCCTCGCGCAGAACAAGGGCTGGGCCGCCTTCATCGGCACGCCTCGCGGCTACAATCACTTTCACGATCAGCTCGAAATCGCGAGGCGCGAGGAGGACTGGGACTACTCGATCATTGACGCGGTTCAGGCGGGCACGATGTCGCAGGCCGACATCGAGAAGGAAATCGCGACCGGCATGCCCGAGGAGCTGGCGCGTCAGGAATACCTCGTAGATTTTTCCGCCGCGAATGTCGGCGCGATCCTCGGCAACCGCATCGAGCGGGCCGAGAAGGACGGGCGCATCAGTGACTCGGTGCAGCTCGACCCGGCGGGTGGCGGCATCGTGGTCTCGTGCGACTTGGGCTATCGCGATGCGGCGGCCTTCTGGTTTTGGCAGGCGATCCCCGGCGGCTTCCAGCTCCTCGGCTATGACGAGGATTCGGGGCTGGACGCGCCCGAGTGGGTCGAGCGCCTGAAGGCGCAGCCGCTGCCCATCAGCAAGGTGATGCTCCCGCATGACGCGAAGGCCAAGACGATGGCCTCGCGCTTCTCGGTGCTGGAGACTTTTCTGCAGGCAGGCTTCCGCTGCGGGATCGTGCCGCAGTCGCGGATCGTGGATCGCGTGAACGCGGCCCGCTCGGTGATTACGCGCTGCCGCTTCGCGAAGAGTGCGTGCGCGAAGGGCATCCAGATGCTGCGCGACTGGGCATTTAAATACGACGAGGAGCGAAAAACTTTCTCACGCGAGCCGGAGCATAACTACGCCTCGCACGGCGGGGATGCCTTCTCCTACGGGTGCCAGTCTATCGAGGAGTTTGTCGCAACGCCTTCGCCGCTCGACCGCTATCGCGACGTGGGGCAGCCCGCGTCCTACGCGTTCCACCTCGAACAGCTTTACTCGGATCGCGAGCAGTCGCTCGGCGGTCGGCATTTTTGACAGGAGCGAAACATGAAACTAAGAGACGGCGGCACGGCGGTGTTTGTGGCGTTTGCGGTGATGACGGTCTTTGTGGTCGCGGCCACTGCGAGCGGGGAATCAGAGCGGCTGTGCAAGGCGATGGGCGGCACCTACACGCCCGCGCCGCCACCGGCTGACGTGTGCCCGGGCGGATCGTGGCTCGTGCTCTTCGGTATCAGCTCGCCGCGCAAGTAGGAGCGGCCCGTGGCCGAGCGCACCACCGAGTTCAAATCGAAGTCCGACCTCTACGAGCGCGAGCTTGCGGCGGCGAAGAAAGAGCTTGAACGCTGGCAGGAGACCGCCAGCCGCGTAGTCAAGCGCTACCTCGGCGGCAAGACGACCAGCGCCGCATCGGTGTCTGACGACGGTGGCGTGTTCAATCTCTTCTGGTCGAACGTCAACATCCTGAAGGCCGCGCTCTACGCGAAGCAGCCGCGTGCCGATGTCTCGCGTCGGCACAAGGATTACATGGATGACGTGGCTCGCGTCGGCGGCGAGATGATCGAGCGCATCTTGAACCTCGACATGGATTCGCGGGCGAGCGACTTCGACGCGGCGCTGCGCCATGTGATCGAGGATCGGCTGGTCCCGGGCATGGGGCAGATGTGGCTCCGATACGATCCGACCTTCGTCAAGCAGAAGGTCGAGCCGGTGAACGATCCGCAGACCGGGGCGCAGCTCGTGGCCGGTGGCGAGTTCGAGGTGATCGGCGATGAGCACGTCGCCAGCGATTACGTTTACTGGAAAGACTTCCTCTACTCGCCCGCTCGCACATGGTCGGAGGTGCGCTGGGTCGCTCGCGGGGTGTGGATGACCCGCGAGCAGTTGGTCGCGAAATTCGGAAAGATCGGCGAGACCGTGCCGCTGCAGAATCCTCGCGGCTCGCGCAACACGCTCCCCGAAAACGATCCATGGTCGAAGGCGCAGGTGTGGGAAATCTGGAGCAAAGAGACGCGTTACGTGTGCTGGAAGGTGCTGGGCTTCGAGCCGCTGCTCGGCGAGCAACCCGATCCGCTCGGGCTGCAGAACTTTTTCCCGTGCCCGAAGCCGCTGATCGCGAACACCAGCACCACCGGCTTCATCCCGAAGGCCGACTACCAGATGCTGCGCGATCAGTATGTCGAGCTGGACGTGGTGAGCGCCCGCATCGCGCTGCTGGAGGACGCGATCCGCGTCGCCGGGGTCTATGACAAGGGCAGCCCGCAGCTCTCGCAGTTGATCAGCAACCGAATCCAGAACGCGATGATCCCGGCGGATAACTGGGCGATGTTCGCCGAGCGCGGCGGCATCAAGGGCGCGGTGGACTGGTTCCCGCTGGAGCAGGTGATCACCGCGCTCGACAAGCTGCGCGAAGTGAAGCGTGCGCTGATGACGGACCTCTACGAGCTGACCGGCCTCTCGGACATCATGCGCGGCGCGACGGTGGCGAGCGAGACCGCGACCGCGCAGCAGCTCAAGGCCCAGTATGGCAGCGTGCGCATGCAGTTCATGCAGGGGGAGCTTGCCGAGTTTGTGCAGTCCGCGCTCGGGATCAAGGCCGAAATCATGGCCGCGCACTTCCAGCCCGAGACGCTGATCCGCCGCTCGCTCATTGACAAGACACCGGACGCGCCACTCGCCGAGCAGGCGGTGGAGCTGCTGCGCGACAAGCGCATGGCGATCTACTCGCTCGCGGTGGACCCGGACACCATGGCGATGGTGGACTACGCCGCCGAGCAGCAGGCCCGCACGCAGTGCATTACGGCGGTCGCAACCTTCCTGCAATCCGCGTGGCCGCTCGCGCAGGCGAAGCCGGAAGCAACGCCCTTCCTCATGCAGATTCTGCAGTGGCTGCTCGCGGGCTTCAAAGCCGGGAAGCAGATCGAGGGCGTGCTCGATCAGGCGATCACTGCGATGCAGAACACGCCGCCCCAGCCCGAGAAGCCCAGCCCCGAGGACAAGCGGGCCGAGGCCGATGTCAAGGCGACGATGATGAAGGCGGGCGCGGACGTGAAGGCGACGCAGATGAAAACGCAGGCCACGATCCAGTCGAATCAGCAGAAGGCGGTGGCGGATGCCCGCACCAAGCAGATGAAGGCGGTTACGCAGGCCAGCGCCGTGGGCCTGCCTGAAGCGGGTCCGCCGCCCGCGCAATGAGCGATGAGTTGCTGCTCATCATCCTCGAAATCATCGGCGCGATTGCAACCGTCGCCGTGGTGGTCGCGGGTGTTGTGTGCATCGTGCTGATCTTCCGCTGACATGCGCCGCGTCTACATCTACGTGAACGGCGAGCTGGTCGAGAAGGGATCGGTGGCAGCCGCCCCGGTCGCTCCCGACTCCGGTGCCCTGTGGGGCGACCGCCACTACACGGGCCTGAGAGCGTCGGACGGCACGGACATCAGCACGCGCTCGAAGCATCGCGAATACATGAAGCGCACGGGCCTCACAACCGTGGATGACTTCGGGCAGCACTTCGCCACTGAGGAAGCGAAGCGCCGCGACTTTTTCGCAGGCCGCGATCCCTCGCGTGCTGCCGATGTTGCCCGCGCCATGGAGCGGCGCAAGTGACACTCGAAGAGGCCGAAGCGCTCGAACGCTCGGCGGTGCTGCGCCACAGCCGGGGCCTGCGCGAGACCGCCCGAGCGCTCGGTCAAGGCATGCTCGCGGAAATCCCGGCGGGCTATGAGGGGGCGCTGGAGACGCTGCGGGGCCTGCGGCAGCGCGACTACTCGAACGCACTGAAGCGCGGAGCTGGTGCCGTCGAGCGTGCGCGGGAGCGCTACGCCTACATGCCCGAGAGCGAAGAGGGGCAGGCCAATATCGCCGCCATCGGGCGCGGGATCGAGGCGATTGAATCCTCGCCGGTCGGACGCGGCTGGGCCGACTTCACCGCTGCAGCTCCACTCGCCGCGACCGTGATCGCATCCGGCGCGGAAGTGGTGGGGCCGAAGCGCCCGAAGGTGCCGAAGAGCGTCACCGCACGCCCGCAGCAAATCAGCGCGGAGCGAGCAGCCGAAATCGAGCGGTATGTGCGGCAAGTCACCGAGTCGCGGGCGAGTCGCGGGCGAGAGTTCACACCGGCAGACCAGCAGGAGTTACGCGATGCGCTGGCCGCTGCAGGCCGGGAAGATGTGCGCGGCGCAGTCACCGATCCCGAGGAGCCGCGCACGCAGGGCAACGTGTTCGCACGCCGCGCCGATCCGCCGCGCTCGACCCGCGTGCCCGCTGACGTGGTGGAGCTGGCCGAGGCGCAATCGGCAGCTCGCTCGGCGGCGCTGCGCCGCGCATCCGAGGGCCAGATGGAACTCCCGGGGCTGGAGCGCACCGAGGCCGAGGCGCGACGCCAAGCACTGCGGGATCGCGTCTGGAATCAGACTTACGACGAGTTCCCGAACGCGATGAACCGGCCAGCGGTGGAAGCGTTTTTCTCCGAGGGGCGGAGTAACCCGGCGCTCTTCGAGTATGGCGCGGAGCCGCCCGCGAACGTGCGCGGCATCGAGGCGATGGCGAAGCACTTCGGCGATGAAGCGGGCGAGCGCATCTACGTGGACTATCGCGGCGGCGATGACGAGCCTTACAAGATCGAGAAGCCGAAAACGCACGGGCGCGGCGAAGTGATGCGCGACCGCTACGGCGATTACAAATACGAGACGGCGGACCCGGGCGACCTCCTGCGCGATGAGTATGGCGACGTGAAGAAAAAGGAAAAGCTCGTGCAGGAGGAGCTGGTCGGGCCG